TGCAAGAGTTTTATTAACTAATTCTTGCCAACCACCTATTTTTTCAGGTTCTCCATATCTAAATCTTATATTATCACCATCAATCCATTGCCCTTCGGCTCCGGTTGCAGTTTGTTGTTTATTAAATCCAGGTTTGAATTGTATTTTCTGTAAAGGCATAACTATTTTATATTATAAAATAGCAAATATCATATACTAAGAAGTTAGTTCAATCCACCCTGTAATTACGTACTTGTTATTAGATATAGGAGGATTACCTCTGTGTAAATGAGTGTATCCAGATGGCCATATTAATAGTTTATCTTTTTCTGCTTTAACTCTCTTGTTTTGATATAAAAATTCTGTTTCACCACCTTCATCTATAGTATTTAAATATAACATGAATGCCATAATTCTATTTCTAGATTCAATACTTGATTTTTCAACATGCCATGAATGAAACCCTTCTCCAATCCCAGTTTTTTGAACTTTCATATCAATAATACTATGTTTAGATAAAGTACTTAAAACACTGTATTTTTTAGAATATTGTGAATAACATTCATTCCAAAAAATTCCATTAAATGGAATTGATATATAAGGTATGTCTACTCCGTAATAAAAAGAAGAGCCATATACATCTATAGCACTATCATCTACTTCATGTTTTTGTTTTGGATTATGATAATATTCATCTCTTCTTTTAACTAGTCCCTTCAAATTTAAATCTTCAAAATATTTAATATATTTATCACATAAATCTGCTCCAAAATAATTATTGAATATTCCTATATGGTCTGAAGTTATTTCAAAAGTTTTCATTTTTTTAAATCTGAAGGAAGACCTAAATGTAATCTTCCATCATATTTATTATTTTCACCTTGAGTCTCAACATTATTATAATGTAAAAAAACTTGTCCGCAATTTTCACCAGTAAAAGGTTCTCTCCAATGTTCAAATATACATCCAGAATAAGCTAACATATCACCAGGATTTAAATCTATTTTAACTCCTTGAGTATTTTCTGTTACATATCCTTCATCTGTTTGTTTTCCTTTTGTAGAATCTGGTTCTAAAAATATTGGCCATGCATCTCCGCCTAAATTTAATGTTGTAGATATCTCACACGATGGTCTATCTTTATGTCTTTTTAATTCGTCTCCTTTTTTATAAATTCTTGCATAAGAATAAGTTTCTATTAATTTTAAACCAGTATGTTGTTCCATTATTGGTTTAACTTTTTTTAATAAAGTTTCCATTGCAATATCGCTATAGTGAGAATATGTGTTTGGAATTTGAGTATCTCCCCAATATCCGAATAATTTTGTAAATGGAGATATATATTTTGTAGCAAATAATGTTTTTGCAACATCTCTTTTTAATAAAAAATATTCGTAAACAAAATCAGCTAATTCTTTTGAAATAGCATTTTTTATAATACAATATTTGTTTTCTTTAAAATTCATTTATTAAATCAATTCTTTTTAATCTTTCCAATGGAGTTTCTCTTACTTGTAATATATCTATAAAAAATACAATAGTCAATCTTTCTTCATCTTTAACATAGTGTCCAGTAGCTCCGTGTAATTGTTTAGCATCATAACATAATAATGAATTATAATGATTTGCTATCTTTAAAATTTCTTTTTTATTATTATAAATAGTTGTTCCATTACTTAAATCACCATTTTTATTTAAATAAATTATTCCGGCTAATACTGCATCACTATCTATATGAATATCATTAATATTTAATGGTTCATTTATTTTATGAAAAGCAACATATGTATTTTGCCATTCAACATATTCCAAATTAAAATTATAATAAATTGATAAGACTTTTTTTATAATATTATCAAATAGGTCTTTATTTATTATATGAAAAGATTTTGATCTTACTCCTTTCCATTTTTCATTTTTTTCAGGTGGAAAATAATCAACTGTTTTTGAATATTCAAAAACTTTATCGGGGTTATTAAAAAAATTATTTATATATAAAGTAGGAAAGTTCATTTTAGTTCAACATTAAAAGACAGACTTATTCTATCTTGGTCACTTTGATTTGGATCCACACTATGATTTAACCAAGCATAAAAAATTAACAATGTCCCTTGTTTCGGAGTTAAAGTATAAAAACCATTAAAATAAGGATGTATGTATTTTCTAGTGTTATCTAACATAATAGTATGCCTATCTAAATTTTCAAAATTAATTGCTCCACAATTATTTGGAGTGTCTATGTAATAAACAGCAGCCAATACCGCTCCTCCATGACAATGTGATTTATTTAAATGACCTTTTTTATTAATATTATACCAAAGACCGCTTATTGAAAGTTCTCTTTTAAATTCAAGTTTATTTTTTACTTGATAAACACATTCACATGCTTTTTTTATAAAACTAGTAACTGCTGGAGTATCATAAACATGATTACTTTGAAATCCTCCAAAATTACTTATTGTTCTTCCATTTGTATTTTTTTCTTGTAAATAAGCATCCTCTCTTAAAGAATCATTTAATTTTTTATCATAAATATTAAAACAAAATATAGGTGTTATAAAAGCAGGTCTTATAATCATATTAATTTATAATTATAGGTTACGTACTTTATTTCCATGGCGGACCAAGATTCCAAATTACTAAAGAATATCTAGTTCCTTCTGTTACTGGTTTAACCCTATGCCATACAAAAGATGGAAATACAATAATAGATCCTCTTTTTCTTATATGTTCTGTATTATTAACAATAGTTGGATCATCTTGATTTCTTATTTGAAACTCTAAGTCACCACCTTTATAATCTTTAGGGTCAGATAATAAACAACTTACAGATAATTTTCTTATTTTTCCTCTAAAATCTGGATTATTCCTTTCGTCATAAGGAGTTGCCCATGAATCACAATGCCAATCATAATACTGATTTAATTTATATTTTGTAAATTGACAAGACTCTGACCAATTCCAATCAAAATTCCATTTTGCATTTACATTTGCGGTATGTATATAGGGATGTATTTCATCGTATATCCATTTATCATTTAACCAAACAATATTTGAATTTCTTTTTTGTTTTAAATCTTTAATGTCTTCCTCTGTTAAATTTTTATCTTTATTTATTTTATCTGTTTCTTTGCCTGTTAAAGCTAATTGTTCTTGTTGTGTATTTCCATATGCAATAAGTTCATCACAAAACTTATCCGATAATGCAGAATCAAAATACCAAAAATAATTTTCTAAGTTCATTTCTTCAATATAAATTTCAATTGTTTATTAACATTTTTTTCAAACAAGTTCAACCTATGTTTTTGTATAGATGTTAATGCAGCTATTGTATTAATAGGTATTTTATTGCAAAATTTGCTAGGCCAATTAAATATATCATCTTTCATAGAATTAATTGTTGATTCAGATAAATTTTCCTCCAAATCAATTATTAACCTATGTTTAATTAAATTATCAAAAAATACATTATATGTATCATTAGAAAAAATATCGCTTATAATTATTAACCCATTTTTTTTTAATACTTTTTTAATATTTATAAAAAAATTATCTAAATTATAAAAAAAATGACAAGAACAATTAGAAATTATTAAATCAAAACTATTTTCTTTTAAAGAAGTTTTTAAAAAATTATCTATATAATAGTAACTATTCTTATATGTTTTTTTAGCATACTCTATAAATTCTTTTTCTATATCAATTCCAACTACAAGACTATTGGTATATTTTCTAATTGTATCAACTCCTCTACCCCATCCACATCCAATATCTAAAATATTTTTATTTTTAGTATTTATATTTTTAATTAAATTTAAATATGAAGTTATTTGATTAGGAAAATCCAAATCTTCTTTTTTAAGGGATATACTTAAATCAATTAAACCATGATTTTGTAAAGGATACCAATCAAAATCTTGAACATAAAATTTTAAAAAATTTAAATCAGATAAATTAACTGTAGGATTTTTACTCATTAAAAAATCTTTTTCTTATTTCAAGATAAGATTTGTTAAATGTAGTTTTTAAAAAATCCATTGTATTGTTACCTTTAAAACCTTCTTTATTATTTTTTTGATTATAGTCTTTAATAATATGGTCATCAAATGCAACATTATGAATTTCAAAATCACTTCTTTTAATAACATAATAAATTGCAAGAGGAGTTCCTCTTGGAATAAAAAACTCTCCAAATTTTTTAAATACCATTTGTTGATTTATTTCATGATATCTATCTGTATCTATAAACCCTGGAAGAACTTCAAATATGTCATTAAAGTTATAATACATTGGTTGTTGCATTAACATATAACCATCTTCTGTTTTACATCTCCATGGGCAGTTTGCTTTTAAAACTAATTTAATGTTTTCTTTTGCATTTTCAGGAACCCAATTTTTATATTGCATTGGACTATGTTCCGTAAATTGAAATAACTCTGATGGAGATTGCCACCCCCAACTATAATCTTCTTTAATAGTAACTCTTAAATCACACCACAAAGGAACTACATAACCGTGTCTATAAAAATCTACAAAAGATGGACATGATTTAACTGTTCCCACAAATGTTTTTCCATATTCTTCTGGATGAGATTTTAATTTTCTAAACCATTCTGGAAAAAATTTTGTACCTTTTTCAATAGGAACTATACTTTCTAATCCCTTTATATGACTCCAAAAAATTATTTTTGGTTTTTTCTTTCTAAAAGCATTAAACATTAATACTTTTTTAACAGTTTTTTACATAATAATCCAGTTAGAACCGTTCCAATACTTTGTATTTGAACCATTTACCCATCTAATATTTACATCATCCCACATGACTGCTCCTTCCGAAGTATCACTACAAACAGGTATAGGAGGAACCCAATCTAATATTTGTTCGTCAAAAATCCAATTATTAAAAGCCTTTATCGGTATAAAGGCATCTTTCATTGAATCATATGTCATACCTATTCCTGCAAAATGGACTCTTGCATTTCTATTGTATGATGTCTGTTTCCAATAAGTTTCAGGATAGACACCATTAAATTTTTCTTTAATAAAAGGATCTTGAACAATATTTTTACTAACCCATTCTTCTGATTTAGAAGAGTAGTCTCCTCCATTAGCATAAACATCGTTGTCGTTAACTACAACAACTCTTAATACTATTTTATTACTTTTATTTATCTCTGCAAAGTGCGCCATAATTTAAATCCTAAGCCGTTGGCCATTCGTTTTGTTTTTTATAAAAATATTGTTCTTCTAAACTCCAAACTCCGGATGCAGTTCCAGCAATTGAATATGCGGGTTCTTTTACAACAACTTTACCTGATCCACCTGCTCCACCAGTTGTTGTTGGATTTGATTGTGTTCCATTTCCTCCACCACCTCCTCCACCTGTATTAACAGTTCCAGGAGTTCCATTAACGCCATTTGAACCTCCTGCTCCACCACCACCTTGGCCACCAGATCCAACTGGTCCATTAACATAAGGTGATCCACCTCCGCCACCACCATAATAAGTTGGACTTGGTGCAGGTGTAGGACTTCCTATTGTAGTAGAAACTCCAGGTCCTCCAGGAGAACCAGATTGTTGTGCACCAGGATGTTGTGTTTGACCTCCTGCTCCACCACCTCCTCCTTGTCCATGCCATTGACCATTATCTGCTCCAGCGTAACCCTCAACTGGTGAATAACCTCCAGTATTACCGGTTCCACCAGAAGATCCTCCACATCCTCCAGGTCCACCAGATGCTCCAGATGGTCCTCCACCACCATATCCTCCACCAGATGCTGCTATAGGAGTTGCTGATGCAAAACTTGA